TCCACCGAATGTAATATCCCAAGCCTTCGTAGCTTTAGATAGAACATCCAGCGTAGCCTCTTCAATGTCAGAGTAGTCAACCTCTTGGGACTTGCTCTTCTGTGCTTTCTTTAGTCGCTTGCTAATCTGCTCATGTTGTATTTTCTTGTACTCTTTAGAGTGCGGTGCAAGGACTGTAATAGTCATTGGTGTGCCATCATCATTCTTAAGAATATCACCTGTAGTTGGATGCTTGATCTCTACAACAATATCATCTAATTTCGGTGTCAGGTCTTTAAGGTCCATTTGGATTTCCTTTTCGGGGGAGTTATGTCGGGTGATTAAAGTGTGGAGACCCCGACCCGACTCAGAGCCTCCACGTACCTACGTAGGTATTAGTTTAGGTTGGGCGTGTGATCTGGAGGTTAGTCCCCATAGTAGAATCATACAGCGCAACAAATGACATAGTAATCATACGGCTGGTTGGGCCATCGACACCAACATCCGCAGAGTTAATCTTAACTTTAGGGAAGTCAAAGATGTAAGCATTAGCACCTGTTGGATCGTCTACAGATACTCGGATTGCTGTCTCTGTTTCATTCAAGAAGCGGTTAATCAAAGAAGCATCTTCGAAGTAAGCTGTCAGAGTGCCTTCAACTTCTGCACGACCATACTCAAGGGAAGGTGCGCTATCATCGCCAATGACGAATGTAGGTGCATAAGCGTTGTCTAGTGTGAAGTCTAGCGCAGTTACGATAGCTACAGCAGAAGGGGAGCCTACAGTACCGATTGAGATGTCACCAGAGTAAGCATCGAATGGTTGCGCACCAGAGGCAGCAGTCTGTGTCTTCTCAGTACCACTGATGGTCATGTCTTTGCCAACCATGCTGAAGGTAGTTGTTACCATCTGGTTAGGGGCAAGGGAAATAGCCATGCTGGAAACAGACATACCTGTGAACAAACGAGCTTGGTCGATGTCAGCAGCGAAGTCTTCAATAGAGAAGAACTTAGGGGCTACGCCAACTTTAAGGACGTTAGTAGCGAAGGTATTAAGCATAGCTGATTCAAGCAGTGAGTCATAGTCGCCATCACGAAGGTCAACTACAATGTCGCCAGCTACTTGACGGTTGCCTTGACGGTTAACCCGTGACATGCGGTCAGCTTGGATGTCTGTGCCAGCAAGAATATCTTTGGTTAAGTTCAACGAGTGAGTGCTGAATGGAAGGTTAGCGAAGCTGCCAGCAGGGGTTGTACCAAAGGTTGCTTCGGTTATGAATGATAGACTGGAACGTGATCCTTGTGAAAAGGCCATATTGTATTCTCCAATTAAGTGTTATAGATGTACCAGCCGATGTTTATTGGGACTGCGTACCAAGGGGTGTCAATACGACCTTGCTGTCTTTCAGCGTAGCGTATGCGAACGATGTATGTCTCTGCACCCACAACGATAGATAAGTCAGTAGTGGCTGCGAAGGCATTAGTTATTGTGTTGCAAGTAGTGTCAGCTAAGGAAGGGCCACTACCTTCTGGTGCGTTTACCATGACGTTAAATACGCCTTGATACAGAAGCTGCGGGTTTAATCCACGAGTAGCAGGTTGTGTTACCGTAGGAATGAATGTTGGCTTGACGAAGAGAGTGCCTGTAGTTGGGCTAAAGGCTACGTTCTCGTAAGCTATGTCTGTGCCAGAAAGAGTAGTAGAAAGGTGTGTCTCTAAGGCAGCGCGGATAGTGTTGTAGATGTCGTTAGCCATAGATACTCTCCAATTTAGCAAAGACGAAGTAACCAGAACCGTACCAATTTTCCCCGTACTCTACATCAGTTGCGTGGGGTGAACCGTTCCTGAGTTGAATGTTATCTAGGTCTTCAATGCTCTTGATACGGGATATGTCCTGCATTAGGTTTCCGTAACCTTCCTCTTGTTTACCCTCAAGGCTTTGCCCCTTTGGTAAGTTATCAGAGGATTTGCCTCTTGGGCGACCAGCACCTATAGTGTAGGAGAATGATGTGACATAAGCGCCTGTATCAACTGGGGAGTAGTCTACAGCAGTTCTAGCGATGTCTTCTAGCCTACCCTTAACGCTGTCTACTGCAAGAGCATCTAAGTGCTTTAGCTTGTTGTAGAACGAAGAGTTAACAGTGATTGTACTCTTCATGTTATTATTCCTCCACGTCACATAAGTAACATACAGGCGATCCACTAGAGAATATCGTAACAACCCTACTGATCTTTACTGTGTCGCCACTGCCTAAGATAAGGTCATCTGGCTGAGGCTCAGGGGTAAACCCTAACGAGGGAATAACGCACTTACGTGAGCCACGAATAACTTCACTTGGGTTTAGGTTGGCGTAGTCATACATGTAGCCAGTGAAGACCGTATCAGTTGTAGCAGAGCCACCAACAGACCCTGTAGCAGGATTGTATGTACCGTCAGTTGTAACCTGACGTAGGGTAAGAGCTTCACCAAAGTCACGTACTAAGTTAAGGAGATCATAGGAACGAAACGACATGACTTACTCCTTATTCGTATTCTGGTGTTTGATAGCTCGGAGGGTTCTTGAAACGATCTCTACGGAAGGAACCTTCGATACGGTTAGTGTCTGCTCTCACAGCCTCTATGCCGCTCTTAGTGATGCCTCCAGCCAGTACACCCACCGAAGCACCAGAAGTCTTTCCTTGGTACTCTAGGCTGTCTGCCAGTGTCCTATACTGAGAAGCTAAGTCTGAGTAATCCGCTTTAAGGGAACCGCTTAGTTCTGTATTAACCTTACGAGAGTACTTAGATGCGATAGCACGAGCAACCCAAGCTCCAGCGTAGTACACGTTATTACCATTCTCAGTCAGGGCGAAGGTAATCTCTTCGTTATCCTTTTGAGGGTCTAGGGTGTCAGTGTCACCAACTAAGAGGCGTACTGTGTTGAGACGACCAGAAGCCGTAGTGGTATTTAAGTCTGTGGGATCATAAGACCAACTCATAGTCGTCTCCGTTGTTGTTAACCGATAATTTTATCTCTAATAGCGTGGAAGTCTTGTGTCACCCAGTGGTTTGCATTAAGGAAGCGACGAATAAGACCACGTTGCTTATCATCAATCTTAGACTTCTTACACTTCTTAGCTTCAAACTCTGCATTACTTGATGTACGAGACTTAACTTCCGCATTAAGAAGATTAACTAAAGTCTCTAGTTCTTTTCCAGCTAGTTCAGACAGTCGATCTCCAACTTTATTCTGAACCTCTAGTTCTGTGTTATGATAAAGATAACCAGTGGCGTAAAGTATAGCAACCTTATCTTGCTGCATACCTCGCTCTAACCAGTTAAAGTGATCTCCACGTTTCCAATTCTTATTGTCAGCCAACAAAGGTAGCTTAACGAATACAGGCCAATCGACCTGCCAACCCAAGTATGTGGGGTGCATAGGACTCTCCATTATATGAATATTGTTATGTTCTTTTATAGTTGGGTGGAACCCCAAGACTAATCTCAGGGTTCCCCTTTAGTTTAAGTAGCTTAAGCTACAACAGCGGAGAAGAAGTAACCCAAGTCAGCACCGACGACTTTCATGTCGTATGCCATTTTAACTTGGATATGCTCTGCAACTTGCTGGCGCTTCAAAGCATCGTCAGAGAATGACTCTACTGTGATGCCCAAGTTGTTTACGTTTGGAATGTTGTTCCAAGCGAATGTCAAGCCAGCCGCTGGTGTCATAAGACCAGATGCGCGTGGTGTGTGTACCAACAGTGCGTTCTTACCACCGATGAAGGCGTTAGATTCTGCTAGACCTTCGACAGCACCGTTCTTGACAGCTTCCATGACGAAGAAGTTCTCTACGCCAAAGATTTCAGCCAACTTACCGTCTGTGATCAATGCAGGGTTGTTGATGGTAGAACCACCGTTCAAACGTGCAAGGATGTCAGGGTGGTTAACCAAGATGTCACGAACTTCTTTACCAACAACCATTGTGTTTGGCTTGAAGCCACCAGATGTCAACTGCATGGTACGGCTACCATTAGTTACGTCTGAGATTGGTGTTGAGTTTGTGTAGTCAGACCACAAGTTTCCTGGAGTTACGTCTGTAGTCCATACACCTGCGTTGAAGAATGTAGAAGCGAACTGCTCCTCACGCTCAATCAAGACACGGTTGATAAGTGTCTGTGCGCCTGCTGCACGGATTTCCAACATAGCATCTTCGTTAGCGATAGTCTGCTCATCGAAGTCCATGCCAATGCCGTAAACGTCAGCGTAGTAAGCAGAGTTAGACACTGCCATACCGATGCGGTTAACTTCTGTACGTGGCGCTAGTTTCTTAACGTCACCAGAGCGGTTCATGTTCGCACGGTCATAGATGTAATACTTGTCAGACTGACGCTGTACACCAACAACTGGGAATACTTTATCAGCAACAAAGTTTGTTTGCTCTTGTACATACGCCAGTGTCAAGTTTGACAACGGTTGGTCGATATGTACTGCGGATGGGGTCAATAGTGGCATTATAATTTCCTTTAAATGCTAGATTAGGCTGCTACGTTGCCGCCTTGGATCATTTCGATTTCGATGATTTGACCATCTACACCAGCTTCACGGGCATAACCAAGTACAACATCACCAGTGGCTGCAAGCAAAGCAGTGCCATCAGCACCAGTTTGTACTTGGGCACCAGCAGCAATCGTGCCACCAGCTTCTACCATTACTGAACCTGAGACACATACGGTCACAGCGTTACCAGCGGCTGCGCCAACAAGGCATACGCCCATAGCGTTTTCACCAGCAGAGTCGGCAAGATCAACTTGGCCATCAGCTTCTAGAGTTACGAATTTGAATTGTGCTGCGGATAGGTCTTCCCCAGCGATGAAGGTGCGGTTGTCGCGTGATTGCATAACAGCCATGATTATTCCCCTTTGTAGGATTTATTGATGAGTGTCTTGCCTTCGTCGGTCTTAGCTACAGCAGCATAGGCCTTGGCAAATTCACTCTTTTTCAGTTGGTTGTCGTCCATGTAGGACTTTACGAGAGCATCCAGTTTGTCAGCAGAATTAGCGAACTCGCCGTCTACGTCAGACTTACCAAATTCTTGCATGGAGGCTTCAAAAGCTGCATCAGCGGCCTTAAGAGCTTCCATAATTGCTTCATCCTCGGAGAACTTAGCTACGAGGGATTTAGCTACATCAGTTGCAAAGTGTGGGAGAGTATCACCAGCACGTTTAGTCAACTCAATGTCAGCCTTTTCGATTTCATGTTCACGCTTGGCTACATCAGCAGCTTCAAGTGCTTTAAGAACTGGGGCTGGGATGTCAGACTTAACTACCATCTCGCCTTCGACTTCCATCATCTCTACTTCAGCTTTCTTTTCGATAGCGTCAGCTTTGATAACGTAGCCAGCTTCGATAAGACCCTTACGTAGTGTCTCATTCTCAGCTTTAAGTGCAGCAACTTCAGCTTCTAGTGGGCTGACTTCTTCAGCTACTTCTTCAGCAGCCTTGTCAACTTCAGCTTCTTCAGCCACTTCTTCAGACTTTTCCATGTCCATGTCGAGAGCCTTCATAGCTTCTCCACGACCACATCCTTTGTCATCCATGTACGCCTTTACTTTGGCTTCCATTTCATCTGTCATTTTAATAAGTTCCTCTTCGGAAGTGTCACGCTTAAAGAGGGATACCATTGCCTGAGCATTGGCTGGGCGATCCACAAGGGAAAGCTCTGTAAGCTGTAACTTTTTTAAGAGATTGGGCAAGTTATATCTCCTCTTTGATAGCTTTTCCACCAATGGAAAATGCTGCTAATTCACCAGACTTGACCATAGCCCAGACATCATCATCGAATACTTTGTAAGCGACAACCCATCCTTCACGGTCAGACTGGATACCTAGAGAATCACCAATTTCTTTAGTGATTGGGAGGGAGTGAACTACTGTCCCTACTTGCTCCCCAACGTGCATAGCCTTGCCGACCCGCACATGCTCCATAAATTCATTCACTGCTTTAACTAGAGTGTCAGCTTCGATCATGTCATCTTGACGATCTACTACTGGCTCACCCTTTTCAGTGATAACCGATGCCCAACCGTAAACCATACGCTGTTCGTCATCAGTCTTAAGTATTTTACCTTCAATGTTCTTTGTCATACTCTTACCTATTATCTCTGCTACGATAGCCCTGAGAGCCTCTAAGCGGTCCACTGGAGAGGCTTCTTCCATCTCTGGTGTGTAGCCCCCCATAAAGGCCATATAAGCCTCGTGTGAGGCTGCTGGCATATAGACTGCTTGACCATCATAATCATAGACGTGAGTTACACCATCAAGACCTAGCTCCATAGAGCGAACCCTAGCTTCAGCCTGAGTAGTAAATACGTCTGTTGCGTATTGT